CCATTCTTCTGGAGTTATGAATCCTTCGTTGCTATAAGACACTAATGTATGTTTAGCCTTTTCGGTTGCTAATTTCAAGGTAAGTTCCATAGCTTCATTAATCTGTCTCTTGTAATTATACTTACTTCTATTCCAATCTTCAGGGATACCTGATACTTTTGAAAGTGTATGAGGTCTCTCATTGGTACAAATTAAGTTTAACATGAAATAATTAGAACTGTAAGGATGTTGATTATATGGTGGATCTAAGTATATGAGATCAACCTTTGGTAGTTCTCTTAAAAAGTCACACGCATCCCGTCTATGTACGTAAACATCTCTACCCCTCTCAAGCCATATAGGAGTCTCAACTTCAATTCGTTTGGTGATTCTATCAACTGCATGACCACCTTTACCACCCCACCCACCTTTGTGGAATCCCTTGAATACACCCGAAGTATTTGTATGAATACTCGCCTTTACTACAAGAGGACCCAAACAATAAGGCTTTAAATGATCAGGAACATTGCGGTGAATATAGTCAATCATACCGTCAATTCTCATAGCGTTCTCGGTGTATAAAAGCATCTATCACAATCTTCATTAGGTGAATAAAGTTCTGTAATCATTCCATTTTTACCCGAACATTTATTCATTTGATCTATATGTTTACGAACTTCCTCTTGGTCAGAGGGAGAAGGTGTATTTAGATAACAAGTAGATAAGACTTCACAATACTTCTCCAAATCATTTACATACAATGTGTCACTATGTGTCAGTAACATTCTCGCTACAACCCCGGAACCCGAAAATGCATCGACACATATTTTTGGATTTAGTTTCTTTACTACACTCTCTATGTTATCTACTAACTTTCTCTTATTACCTAGGTATGTAATCATAGGTTGATTAACATAGTCTTTCATAATCTGTAGTGATATCTTATGATTTCCTTAAGTGATTGCTTGGCAATGTGTTTCATAACAGCTAAACGTTCACCTGCTTTCCACATTGAACTTTTATTGGGAAACTCGTCATATTTATGTGTTTTAACACAAAAGGTGGCAAACTCACGATCAACGTCTTTTCGTATATCAATTTTTGGTAACATCTCTGAAACGTCAAAATCATCTGAGTTTTCCATTTCCCATACAATTGGCTCTTTCCCAAAGTTTGAGAGAGGACCAATCCTATGTATAATAGATTCACTACTATGAAAATCACATCCAGCTACAAATACCAGGTACGGTGAGACAGGTAAATCTTTAAAAAGATGCCAAGATGCATTTAGATTCTTAAACACCCTCTCTATAGCGTTTCCAGTACCTTGTTTTTTGAGACCTTCATTATATCTATTATCATTTGTACCTTGGTATTTATCTTCAACAATTAAAAAACAATATCGTTTGGAATCAAGTTCTATGAAAAATAAACCACCATCCGGACTCATAAAACATTTATTGTTTTTATAATTTGGAATAACATCAGAAACTTTCAAATTTTTTGCCAATAAAACTTTCCAATTTGTTTTACATAGTCAGAGCAAAAATCTCTAAACTCATCCAGGATACAATTTAATGTATTTTCCGAATCAACACATACACCGGATGCGATAGAAGACCCTTTGTGTGTATGTTGTAAATGCGACATGAATATTTGAGATGAAGCGCGTAACTTAGGTGTTTGAAAAACATAGGACTATATCAGATGTCTACCGATATAAATACTCTCAACCTCGCTGACAATGGTGATGGAATGGTATCTCTTAATGACAACCCAACTACTAATTTTGTTAATAACAATCCTCAGATGCCTCCACCCAACCGTGAAGCGTTTTCGCATTCCGAAAAAAATCTGGGACAAAGTAAAGAGATGACCATGGATTCTACACCTATTAACGATTTAATGATGGAGCCCCCAATGATTGGTGAAGAGCCAAAGATGCAGAGCATGCAGATGGCTGCCCCTAACCCCCAGGGTGCTTATGCTGCCCCTCAGCAGCAGGCGGCACCCGAGAGTAAGAACCCCCTTAATCTCACCGATGATCAGATGATTGCCCTCGTCGCTGGTGCTGCGGCAGCCCTCGCTGTGTCCAAGCCTGTGCAAGATAAGCTGGTGACTTCTATTCCCAAGTTCCTTAACGAACAAGGGAGTAGGAGCATGGTTGGTCTTGCTTCTACTGGTTTAGTTGCGGCTATTGTGTTTTACATTGTGAAGGACTATGTCGTGAAGCCTTAAACAGTAACTGCGGCTCCATTTTCCCAACCCATATTAGAATAGATTGATTTATCTATACCCGAAAAGTAAGTAATTATAGCTCCAATGGATAACATCCCCATGAGCAAGGCATTCGTTTTAAGTGTCTTGCCCTTGTCGGTTCCGTACTTCTTGAGATCCTCGGCGGTCTTCTTGAACAACTTATTCATGATATAAGTTAAGACTAACGCAATAACACTCGTCGCCAGAAAGAATTGGCGATCCACAGCAAGTTGTGGAATACGTCCAACAACCATGTGGAACACATTTGGAATTACCACTGTGAGCCACACGAGATTGAGATAGTAGTTGTTAATAATGTTTGGTACCTGAGTGACTCCATATACAGCAATCCAATAACCAATTGCAGTATACAAAACGTTGATAGGTGTCTTCATTTGATATGTACAAAGATTATTTATCCTGTACATGCTGACCACAGAACTCAGTTCTCTCTGGTATCTTCTCGTATATACCCAAGTTTACACAAATATCACGAAGTTCTATGTAATTATTCCAATAATCATCTGAATGAGAAAACTCTTCAACTGTGGAATGAGCTAACTCGTGAACCAGTACATGGAAAATCTCATTTACAGAACCATCAAGGCATATGGCAATCTCTTGACCTTTATTTGTGTTATACCCAACTGTTCCGTTCATTTTCTTATAACCAGTGATGGGAATATGTCTGGACAACATGTGAAACTTTGGATGCTCACTTTCTTTGATATGCCTCCTGAGAATTTCATATTTCTCTTTAAGCTCTATAAACTCCCTCGGTTCTCGGGTAGTTGCAAGTAAAAACGCATTTACGAGAAATAATAGAATCAATGCGATCATCTCTTATATACAAATATAAATTTGCTATAAAGTTCTGATATTTGGTTTCCCTCAAGACCTTCCCACAACTCTAACCTAAATCCCAACTCCTCTAAATGTGTGATAAGTAAATCCCTGTATGCAATTGGCTCTGACCGAGGACCATCTGCATAGAAAGGTGTATCCACCAAATTTACAAACAATTTCTCACCAAAACCACCGTTGCCGGGTGTCTTCGTCACAAAGAAGTTACCCATGTCATCTTCAAGGGGTGTCCTAAATATGATCTTCTCGGAGTCGGGAATTATTCCTATGAGACGCCCACCAGGTTTCATCCTTTTCCTGATTTCCCTAATTGAATTGAAAAACTTTTCCTTCGTTTCAAAAATGTAATGAAGTGAAAAGTTGTAACAAACAATATCATATTTACGATTTGGACAACTATGAATATCACCCTCGTAGAAGTTTACCCGCATACGCATGTTTTTAGCACGCGACTTTGCTTCCACCAGGGCTTCTGGTATAGGATCACACATGCTCATATTTGCCCCACATTTGTGCCATTTCTGAAGGTCTCCGCCAAAGCCACAGCCAACATCAAGGATTTGATCACTCTCCCTCGTCACGGAATGGATCAAGTCCCTCTTAGCGTTGTTGTGGTTTTTTCGTATTTCCTCCATCTTATGGATTTTAAGATTTATTTCTTTTACTTAGGCAACCCAGAAACCAATTCATCCAAATGATCAAGGTAATTTAACTTCAACATCTTCCAATGAGATTGAAGAAGATGGTAGCCAATTAAACAAATAGTAATGAACATTTCCATCACCTTTTAGAAACTTCTGCTTCTCCAGATTTTGTACATCCTTCCCAATATCTAAAGTAGTAAACAAATCGTAACCCAAATTCTTGGCGATGAGGAATGCATCATTGAAAACGTCTCCAACTATGTAAAATGAATATGCTTGTTTGATTGTATATAAACCATCTTTTCTATGGTTTGGTATATCATAGAATGATATGAATGTATTATCCTTCTCATTTATATATGAATTAGCTGGAAGTATCCAATGTTTTACCCATTCTTTGTCAATGACTGGTGCAATCTTAAATTGTTTAAAATGATTCTGTAATATTTTGGTAACTTTTGGAATATCCTTTGTATACATCTTTCTGAAATTAGATGTTCCACGAACTTCAAGATATTTTTGTTTAGTTTTAGATGAAACTTTAAAATATCCAATGTCTGATAATCTTTTAACATTTAAAATGCGATGCCAATAAGAAGAGTTCACTAAAGGTGTTGGTATTTCAGTCACAGCGGTGTACACAGCCTGCCATATACCCTTTGTATTAGCAATTCGTTTCATTTCACTTATAAGAAGTGGTGCAAACCCTAAAGTTCTGTAATTGTGATGTACACATAGAAAATTGATTTGAACCATGTTTAATATATCATTACACACCCTCACTTTAGTGGGAACACTCGATATAAATCCAATAAGTTCTTGTGTTTCATCGTGTACAATTCCTCTATTTTCATAACCGGTGATTCACCTGCCCATTTTAGTGTTTCAAGTGAATATCTAAGAATATTAGTCTTACCATCTAAATATTGGTCACTTAGGAGTGGATGAGCCTCTTTAACTGAACACACTTTCCATGAAAAACCATTTGGAAGCTTCACAGGTTCTTCCACAACCTTCTTTTCTTTTTCTATATCCTCCCCCCGTTTATAATTGAGACCTTCCTGTGGGACGGGTTGTTTATCCCAAAATGTTCTCATTTGTATTTTATACCATAAATCTTTTAAGCAGGCTTAAAGTTTTGAAGACTGTATACTGTATAATATGTCTCTCGAGCAGGATTACACTACTGTCCCTGGTCAGCTTTACGCATGCCTCTCCGTCGTAGGACCAGAGGCTCCCCAGAAAAATGATAAGTTTGGTATTAAGATCCGCGGTGCTTTCGCCTCACGTGATGAGGCTGCTAACCACGCCAAGCGCCTCCAAAAGGAGGATTCCACTTTTGATATTTACGTCGTTGACATGTATAAGTGGCTACTCATCCCCCCCGACCCAACGAAGATTGAGGATGTGCACTACACCAATGAGAAGCTTGAGGAAATCATGAGTGGTTACAAGGATAATCAGGCTGAGGCTACTCGTATGTTTAACGAGCGTAAGAGGGATATGATGGAGACGAAGAGCTTCCTCAAGCCCGGAGATGAGAACTCTAAGTTTTACACCAAGCCTGATGAGAAGCCTATCAGTCATCCAGCTGACGTGATTGAGTCTCTCAGAAAGGAAAAGCCCGATACTCCCATGGAGGAGCTTGTTAAGGAGGCTGATGCCATTGTTGCTGCCGAGGTTGAGGAGCGACGTAAGATTCGTGAGGCGGAGGATGTGGCTTCCACTAATGGAACTATCGAGGAGGGTAAGGAGGAGGAAGGTGAAGAGGTCACCTCAGAGAAAAAGGATTAATTTCATAAAAAAATATAATTATAAAGTAAATAAAATGTGGAAAATAGTTACTGCCATCATTTTGACGAGTGTCTTCTTCGTTTTGTTTTTTGAACCGTATATACGAACTAATACGGTTATCGATTCAAAAAACAAAGTGAGTGCTACAGATGGTTTTATAGAGGATACCAGAGATGCGTTTATAATGCCAAGATATCCTACACAATTATCAACAAGGGATGAAACTGGTGAATTAGAGCCAATTTATGGAGACATTGGATCTTTCGTGCCATACTCAAGTGTATCTGAGGATCACTGGCTGCATGGTTTTCCCCATGAAGAAGCCTAAGAGGAATACAGCAAATGCAATTATCCATGTAGACTTGTCGATATTGGATAGAAAATCAATTTTTTCTTGCTGTTGATACTGCTGTTGAGGAGGTGCCATCATTTCCGATGGATG